AAGAGAGAAAGATAGAGTAGCTGGCGGATTTACTTCTAGAATGAGAGCACTTGATCAGCAGATAAATCTGCTGAATAATGAAATATCGTCTAATCAATAAAAAAAGGAGAATTCTTTATGTTAAAAAATAAAATAATTAAGTTGTTGCTAGCTAGTATAATAATAACTAGCACTGCTTATGCAACACCAACTGACTTTTATTTCAAAGCTCAAGCTGGACAAACAAATCTGCAAAATGTAAAAAACTTTAATTCTAATATTCAACGTTCCAATATGGCAACATACATATCAGCTAGTGTTGGTGTGGATATAGATGAAACAACAAGATTAGAAACTCAAATTGAACAAAGTAAGGTAGATTTTCATCCTCATCCTTCTGCCTTAAGTTTAAATAAAATATATATCAATCTGCAGCATATCACTATTCATAATATGTCTTTAAATCTATATAAAGACATTATTAAGATAAATGATAAAGCTAATATTTTCTTTGGTATAGGAGTTGGTAGATCTTTTATCACAGAAAGAGTTGAAAGGCTTTTTATAGTTTCACAAGGACAGGATTTAAAGCATATTAAAAGTTATAATGGTTATGTAGCTAGAAAAAGTTTATATAAATTTTCTTATAATTTTGATATAGGGGGGAGTTATAAAATTAATAACCATACTAATATTGAAGTATCTTATAGATATAAAGACTATGGATCTAACAAAAAGACAATAGCTTCAGAGAAAAAAGCATCTAGGCAGGGATATAAGGGGCATATAATAACTACTGGATTTAGGTATAATTTTTAAATATGAGAATTAAGCATAAATTCAATGCCAAGCCTCAGATATATGAGGGAATTAAATTCGCCTCTAAAAAGGAATTAAAGCGTTATAAGGAGTTAAAACTCTTGCAGAGGAGTGGAGAGGTTTTATTTTTTTTGAGACAAGTTCCTTTTCACCTTCCTGGAGGTGTTAAATATGTTTGTGATTTTTTAGTTTTTTGGGCTGATCAAAATGTAGCTTTTGAAGATGTAAAGGGGATGAGGACTGCTATGTATATAGCGAAGAAAAAGATAGTAGAAGCTCTATATCCCATAGAGATACAAGAACTATAATAATAAATCATCAAACAACATGGATAAAAGACTAAAACCAAATTATTTTAATACAAAAAAAAGCTATGAAAGTGTACTTATAGTACCTTTAGATCATGCTCATTCAAAAGAGCAGGCTTTAAGAGATTATCGCAAAATTCGGGATAAAAATAAGAAAGAACAGGCTATAAGAGATATGAAAGAAATGTTAGATAATGGGGGTTTTATTGGTTTATAAAATACAGTTGTCAATTTTTCTTTGACAACTGTATTTTATAAATTTAAAGATTTTTCTTTATCTCTTGGTAAAGTTCTTCTAATTCTTGTTTAATTTCATTAATGTGTTCTATAGTATTATCTAATGTCTTTTCTGACTTTATTATAAATTGTTCGATAGATTGAGATTTTTTAATAGCTTGTTCTTCTATTAAAACCTCAAGATCTATAGTTTGATTTTTATATTTAGATAGAGCTTCCTCTATGGCTAAATCTGGTAATCGATTACTATCGCGATCACGCACGATTTTTAAAACTTCTGCAAATTCTTTTTCATTTCTTTTTATGGTTTCTTTATATATATTATTCATTTCATTTTTTAATTTAATTAGTTATTTTAGGTCTTAGTACAATATCAAATTTTTCATTTATATATTTAGGATTTACATATTCGGGATTATTAGCTGTTTGTAAACTTAAATATATATCACCTATTGGTTCTCCATATTCTTTAACTAAAAGAAATAACCGTGCTAAACAAACACGATTTATTCCTTTTTCATATTTCATTAATTGCTGAATAGATATACCCAGAGTTTTCGAATATTGCTTTCCAGTTAAACCTAATGAAATTCTATGTGCACGTAAAGATTTACCAATAGATTTATTAGTCTCTTTTATACTATTTTTAATTTGTTCTTTTGTCATTATATACTCATTTTTTAATAATGATTCGTCAGGTTATTCAACCACTCTGTATTTACTTTGTTATCTTGATCAGTATCAACAAACAAACAAAGAGCTACTAATATACCAATTAGCAAAGCGAATATACCGCCAATAATAAAATTATCTTTTTTACAAAAGTGTTTCTCTATTTTAGTAGAAGTTTTTCTGTCTAATGATTTTTTACCATTAAACTTTTTTTCTAAATTTTGTGTTTTTTTACAAGTCATATATATTATATAATTAATTATTTAAGATTATTTTTATACCATAGGTTGTTTCATAAAGCAAATCTTATTATTTGCTAATATTACCCCTGAGATAGCGCCATTATTTATTAGTATTTGTCTTATCTTCATTTTTATTGTTGTAGGAATAATATCTAGAACTGTTATTCCTAGGTTTTTTTGCTGATTAATATCAGCTCCAAAATGCAGTAGCATATTGACTAGTTCTTCGGTTAATACTGATATTTTTTTATCAATATTATATCTACATCTATAAACCCCCTCATCACAAACTCTCATTAAAGAGCTTATTCCGTTATCATCCTGAGCATTAACATCTGCCCCATTATCTAATAATACATGTGCTATTTCTTTATTTAAATAATAACAGGCTTTCATTAAAGGCGTCATGCCAATAATATCCGCAATATTAGGATTAGCTCCATATTTTAATAATAATTTTACTATATTCAGTTTATCATGTTTACATGCTATAAATAAAGGAGTTTCATGCTCTTCTTCGTCTATTATATTAGGACTAATTCCTTTTTTTAATAAGATTTCAATTTCCTCAGTTTTCCCAAGTTCACAGGCTTTAAGCAGTTTAATTCCTAATTCTCTCTCTATATATTTTTCATTCATATTATTTTTTAAATTCTAATGATAAGTTTAATGTTATACGTCGATTATCTACTTTTAATGTTATTTGATTTGATTTTTCTTCTATAGGATCGTGAGAAATAGATGCATTTAAATCTATAATTTTTGCATTATCATTTAATAATCCTATGACATTAAATGTTATATTTCTCTTTCCATTTTCTTCTAATCCAGATGTATAAAAATCTTTTAAAGCATAATCCATAAAAAGATCAATGATCTCTTGATCAGTTATTGAGCTGAAACTACTGCAACTAGATAGATTATAACGATATAAACAACCATCATGATAATCCATGTATATACCCTTATCTGGTATAGGCAACGGTATAGGGGATATAGCATTGATATCATTATTGGTTTGATTTCGACTTATAAGATATTTACCATCTTTAGTCTGACTGTCAATCTTAACTAACGCCCTATTTTCTAACAAGATTGTAGCAGTTTTGAAATGACCCCACTTTATAGCATAATCTAAAGCTGTTTCTTTTTTTGAATTTTGAAGATTAACGTCAGCATTATAATCCAGGAGAGCTTCAACCACTATTATATTCCCTGCATAAGAGGCAAACATTAATGATGTCATTTGAGAAGATTCTTCTTGATAATCTGGATTAGCTCCATACTCTAATAAAAAATCAATAGTATCAATATTATTATTTCTAACGGCCTTAAATAAAAGTTCTGATGAACTTAGTTCTTTATTCGTCATATTAATTCTCTATAAGATGATTTCTAGTGTTTATATAATCGATACAAGATTGAATTTTATCTTGATCTAATTCTTCTATATTTTCAACTTCAGCTTTATCACACCATTTTCCTATTAAATCTTCGGAAATGTCGTGCTTATCTATGAGCCACATTAATTCTGTTAGAAGATCTTTTGTTTCAACAGGATCTTCTATAGGAGGGAGTAGGTCAAATTTTTCGTTTAATTTTTCATTCATAGTTTTAGCTTTTGATTCAATTCTTCTTGTAGAGGCTTCTACATCCTTTAGTTCTTCTACCATGTGCATTCCATTTAATACTTCTGGCGCATGTGTGCGTATTAGCAAAGTTGCTGCTCTATAACGTAGCATTAGCTCTGGCAAAGTCCTGTATTTTGGGTTCTTAGTCCAGTTCTCGGCCTTAGCTTCCTTCATACCAATAGTGTAAGATATCTCCTCACCTGTATTTTTAAGGTTAGTATAGGCTGTTACCCTTAGAGAATCTCCTTCTCCTTCTATACGATAACGAATTCCTGCATCAAACATGCCACTTTGATTAGCTAACGATATAGCAAACGCACTCCCCATTCCTAGTTTTCCACTTACTACAAACGTATTTTGCATAATGAACATTGGATCTAAGTTCATCCTAAGTCCGCTTTGCACTGCTATAAATACATTATAAGGCTTTCCTCTATAATGAGTAGGAATTATATCTGACTTAGCTATAATTTCTGAAAACTTATAGGCTTTCTCCATCATTTCTATGCCACTTAGTGCTGTATTTTGTGTTATTAAATTGTTCATATTTATTCCTTTTCTTTATTTTGATAAAAAAATTATAGTTGCTAGTGAGAGAGTCAATGCCATGATTGCAATCTCATGATTATTTAGATTCATTAGTATAAAAATAATAGCAGTAACTGATATTATGATTTGTTGACGATTCATACTTTATTGACTATTAAAATTTTTGTTCTCATTTCATGATATAGTCTGGATAGTCACCTATATAGTAACTTACAAAAGAAAAGATTATTGATGTTAATATTACTGTTATTACTGTTTTTTTATCCATTTGATTTTACTCCTAATTTTATATTAATGACTTAGCTTGGTATGTTAATAAAAAGTCTAGCATTTCCAGACCTCCATATTCTTTGGCAAAAAATAATGCGTTCTTACCGCTGTTACTTTTTATGCCGATATCTGCACCATTTTCTAATAACATCTTGGCTCGTTCTACATCTCCTATAAAAGAAACTTGCATTAAAGGAGTATGCCCCTCTTCGCCTTGTATATTAACATCTGCGCCATATTTTATTAAAAGATTAAACACGACTCTATTTTTATATTTTCTATCTTCTATTTCCCGTTCAAGCTCGTCTTCTTCAAAACCGTCGAAATCAGGGTCATAATCCTCGTTTAATCTTCTTGATAAGAGTGCGTATAATGGCGTAAACCCAATGTTGCTTCGAATATTGCAATCAGCTCCATGTTTCAATAATAATTCTATTATCGCTATATTATTCTCTCTCATGGTTATAGCCTTATATAATGGAGTCAGACCGATACTATCTTTTGTATTAATATCTAGGCCTTCTGATAATAAAGACTCTACACGCATTATGTTCCCGTCACAAACAGCGTAATGCAGAAGGCCTAATTGATTATATTTTTCTATATTAATATGCACTCCATTATTTATACTTTCCACTACTTGGTATAATTGATTTCTCATATGTCTTACTCCATTATTTTATTAATAATATTCTAGAGGGTTGGGTCACTTGCGTATATTGAAGATATATAGATTCACATTCTTCTTTTAGCTTTTTGGTATTCAATCGGGTTTTAGAAACTGTATTCTTCCAAGTCGCCATGATATCCCCTTCTTCATTTAGCAAGACTTCGTTATCTGCCATAAATTCTTTTATAGAAAGTTTTAATTTATCTATAGAGTCTTCTGCAATTTTATTCTCTTCTTTTAATACTTTCAACTCATCTATTTTGTTCGTTATAAGTTCATTAGTAGTTTTACTTTTCCCATTACTTCTTGCATATAAAATAGCCATGTCTTCGTGCGTTTCAGGAGCAGGAGGGATTTTTTTTAACACATGATTAATCCAAAAATTATGGCCAACTCTAATTAGCTTATCCTCGAAATCTTTATCTTTACGATAGGTATATATACGAAAATCATTGCCACCTATGAGAACTGCAATATCCACCTTCTCTACATTAGTTATAGCTCTATACCACGCTACCTGACATAAATAAGCATCTGGTATCTGATCAGTTCCTTCTTCTCCCCACTTCTTAGCTACAAAGGCAGAAGCTGTTTTGCATTCTAATACATAATTCTTATTATCCACCCAGCGATCTATATTTGCTGCTAAAAAAGGATATTTAGGGTGTTTGATAGGAGAGTCGTGAATTTCAACCTCTAACCCTGTAATCCCTGAATATACTTCGGCTATTGTCGGCTCTAAACGAACACCCCATTCAGCAATAGTGTTAGTGTCGTTATTAATTTCATCAGAAGTTTTATCTAAAAATATATCCAGCGCAGTGCGGTTACCAAAGTTCTTTAAACCAAGTATCGCTGCTATATCACTGCCACCTATATAATTTTTACGCTCCCTTAACCATTTGTCTTTTTCTATCTTATTCATTTACGTAATATTTTCCCCTCGAAAATATTGTATCTCTTGTCTCTCTTTCTTTCCGATCAAGACAATAAACTACTTCTTCATTTTCTCCTAGAATAGCTAATGCTTTGGCGGTATCTCCCTCATCATTTATAATACTAATATCAGCCTTATATTCTAGTAGCTTATTTACTATATCGATATGTCCATAAAAAGCTGCATACATTAAGGCTGTATTGCCATAATAGCCTTTAGCATCAATATCGACGCTATGCTCTAACAATGTTTTTACTACATCATATTTATTTTCTATAGAAACCAGCATTAAAGAAGTATTACCTATATTATTACGAGTATTTACATCTATCTTTTTAAGCAATTCCCTTATTACAGGTTCTGTATATCCATGCAAACACGCTGAATGTAACATTGTATTTCCGTACATGTCTACTTCCATACGATCTATTCTTTTCATGAGGTTCTTTTTAGAGATCTCTGATATATTAGAGATCTTTGACATAATATCATCCCAACTAATCAACATCTTGCCCCTCTTCTTTATTAAGAACTTCAAGATCGTAATACTCTCTCCTCTTTTGCTGCCCAGGAAATGTATTTTGAAATAGGGCGGCTACAGCGTCTATTAGTTCTTTATTCATATATTTACTCTATTTATCATTTGTTTTTTACTAATTTTTGCATGAGGAGAGGTTAGTTTTATGTCATGCAGTTCAACAAAAGCCTGAAATAAAACAGTATCACCAGGCTGTACATTAGAAAATTCTTTCGAAGATCCATTTTGCATTACAATTAAACAAGGTTTTATCATAGCCCCTTTTCTACGTACATTTTTAAGATAGTAGGCCTTTGTATTGTCTGGGCTATCTACATTTTCTATATGAGCTAATATAGCTGTAAACTCAGCTCTTATATCTTTCATTATACAGACATCCATTTAATATTTTTTAATAAGCACATATTAGCAATTGCACTTATTTCTTTTACAGAAACAAATATTTTCTTATCATGCACTAATTCATCCATCCTTTTAGGATAATCTTTTCCTGATATTAGAACAGCTCCTGTAAAAATTTCTTTGGCTGTAAAGGCGTAATAAGGTTCTTGGTTAACAGACATATATCGTTGAAATTTTAATTCTATAGTTTTATATTCGTCCATATTAATTCCATGTTATTAGTTAACTACGCCTCTTGTAGCGTAAAAATCCGAAAGTTCTGTTCTCTTATCTTCGGAATGAAGATATTCACTTTCTTCTATTTCTTGCTGAGAATAAATATCATTATCTTCCTCGGGAATACTCGGATCTTCAAAAAAAGATCTTTTTATTGAATTTTCCATCAACTCTCTTTTTGAGTATTAATTTTCAATTCTGAATATAATTTTAAACATTTTTCTTCAACACTTGGATCTATATACCAGTTTCTACTATTTCCCTGAATAAATACATCGTTTTGTCTTAAAAGCTTTAAAGCTTTTTCTACACGTACTAATGGGATTTGAGTTTTTTTACTAATGTTTGCAGCAGAAATATCTTCGATACCTTCTTTTTTATTATTTAGGAAAAACCGCATAATAATAAGTTCTGCTTTTGGATACACATAGGGAGCCAATAGTTTTTTTAAGCGAATTACCTTTCTTTCGTTAAAAAAATTCTGTATATAATCTATAGAACGAAGAACTAATTCTATTAATTTATCTAAAAGCGCTAACCCACTTATTACACCAACTATTATTATAATAATATCGATTAGGAATTCTAATAATAAAATAGTATAAGGAGATTGAAATTCAAACATTATGACTTCTCTTTTTCCTATTGTAATATACATTAATTGATGAAAACACCTGTGCGGCACATTCTATAATTAGAATAAAAAGCGCACCTTCTATAGGGTCCATATTTTTAATTAATGTATATGTAATCACTGCTCTAGCAAGAGTTCTTAATATAAATGTACTCATTTTTTTTCTCCTGTGTTAAAATTTTGAATATAATTCATCTTGAATCTAGTTTTTTGATCGGGATTTTCGACAAAGAATTTCTTCTGTAATTCTTTAGTTGTTAATATTGTTATTAAGCTTAGTAGAACAAATTGGGAAATAATTATTAATACTGATGTCATTACTCTTACCTTTATTTTAAAATTATTGTTTTGTAGATTTAGTTTCTTTTCTAACTCTCTTCAAATGTAATTGTAGAATTATATTTAAAGTTTCCTCTTTGAATTTATAAATACCTATCTTTTCAAGATTAACAATAACACCATCATTTTTAAAAGTTTTGATTATGCCATATATAGTCGGTTTAGATATTTTAGTTATTTCATTTATACGCTTAGGTGAAAAATAAAATATAAAGTCTTCTGCTTCTTCTATCAAAAAATCAAAAACAATTAATTGAGACTTAGAATATTTTTCTAACGATCGAAAGGCTTCTTTATAAGCATATATATTTTGTTTCATCGCTCCTCTTTTTATATATTTTACGCCTTATTTGTTGACTTTTTCTTAGTACTTGTGGTTGAAGAAAAAATTGTTTATTTAATGCGTAAAGGTTCAAATACAAAGCTTTTATTGAAAAATAACTGCATTTTCCTCTATCAACTTATTTACAATAGTAAACGGCCTTATATCCACAGTCAAGCTTTTTTTGGGTTTTTATTGATAAAATATTACAACCCTTTAAAAAAACACATAGCCGCACTCATATTTACTAAGATTCATTAACACTTCTATTAGGAAGATGTTAATATATTTTAATCAAAGTATATTAACATCGTTTTTATTCATTTTTTACCTCTGAGGTGCAAAAAGTACTTTCTAAACTTCCTTGGATATGTATGCTTAATTTTCTAACTATTTATTATCTCAAAACAAACAATAAAATGAACCACTCTTCGACTGCTTCAGATTTGATTATCTTAAAAAAGAAAGAGCAGCTGTATAGCGTAATCTTATATAATAATGGGCGCCCAGATCGCTTAGCTATTGATCTTTATTATGATACTTTGCGTTCTTGGTACTATTCAAACAAATTACAAACTAAAGGTGTGTATTGTCGATTAAAGAAAATAGCTAAGTCTTATGGTACTACGACAGAGACTATAAGAAGAAAGTTAGTGAAGCTCGAGAAACTTGGACTTATCAGCCGTAGTTATGAGCATCAAGAAACTGTTGCAATTAAAAACTTCAATCGACTTGTTATTTACGTCTGGAAAAAGACTCCTTATTTTAATAATATTCATGGTGTTTCTAGAGAAGAAATTACTCAAATTAGTCCCCATACAAGTGCTATCTATTTACAAGAAAAACGCAAGGTTATTTTACCCCAAAAAAGCATGTTAAATTTACCCCTCGAACCCTTTATAACAAAAGGCATTCAGCTATCTACCCCCTCCCCACACGGAATAGGGGTACCCCCTCCCCACACGGAGGAGGGGACAAAAGAACTAAATATAGTAAGAAAGAAAGAAAGAAAGAAAGAAGAAAGAAAGAAAAAAGCTAATATATTTTTTCAGCAATCCAGAGAGGAGAAAGAGAGGGTTTATTCTAAGCCCATTTCCCCTACTAACATTTATCAAGAACCAAGGACTCTGGCAGAACATTACCCAATGTCAGAAAAGACTTGTACGGAGCTTAGAATTAGATCTAGTAGATGTTTCACTACCAATGCCATGAATGAGATCTTACTGAACATGTCAACCAAACCTAAATGCAAAGATTATGTTTTTAAATCTGATAAAAGTTTTCTAACGTATATGACGACGACTTACAAAAGAGAATTGAGAGATGCTGTACAGACTCAAGGAGCTAATTATTATATTAAAAACAATCATTCGGGTGAAGAGAGCGTGATACAAAAACAAAAGGAAAAACAAGTTGACACTTTATTCAAAGAGCTAGAAGATCGATCTATCTACGATAATTCAGACCAGCACAGACTAAAAGTCAAATTAATCAATACTATGGAAAAACAGCAAGCATACAACTTGGTGAGCAATATTAACTTTATGCGTTTAAATGAATCTACTCTGGAATTTCATGTGTATGAAACAGTAGAGATATCTAGTTTTCACAAAGACACTATTTTATCCGAAGCCAGATACATGGTGGACTATTGGGGAATTAAAAGTATAGATTTCGTGGTAACAAAAGAACCGTACAAAGAAACTTGCAAACAAGAGGAATACGATCCTTACGGAGGGGAAAAGAAAGCATATCAATTAGCTAGTCGACCAATGAAAAGTCTTACAACGGCATTCAAGGATTTAGATTTAACCAAATTTTTTAGGAGTCAAGAAACCACATGACTAATACTTCAAGAATCATTCCTAATAACTTCAAAGCAGAGCAAATGCTATTAGGGGCATTATTAATTAACTCTGACGTATACGAGCAAATAGAAGACTTTTTGCATAAAGAACATTTCTTCGAACCTCTGCATAAAAGAATCTTTGGAGCGATAAAAGAGCTGAAAATCAAGGAGTTACGGGCTGATCCAATAACAATTAGATCTATGTTGGAAAAAGATCCTTTGTATCAAGACGCCAAGGGAGATGAGTATTTAATCAATCTAACGACGTTAGCTATGATGGTATTTAATATCAGAGACTATGGCAAAGTTGTTTATGATCTGTCTTTAAAACGTAATTTAATTGCCATCGGAGAGCAAATAGTAAACGAAGCTTATGAATCAACTTTATCAGTCGGAGGTGATGAACAATTAGAGAAAGCGGAGAATCGAATATTCCAGCTTGCTGATAAAGGGCTTAATGAAAAAGAATTTCTTTCTTTGCACGAAGCTGGGAAAATTGCAGTTGAGCAAATAGAAAAAACTATCAAACAGGGAAATACCCCAACTGGAGTTACAAGCGGTATCGATGCACTTGATTATAATTTGTGGGGATTCCAAAATTCTGATTTAATAATTATAGCTGGTCGTCCTTCAATGGGTAAAACAGCTTTTGCTGTTAACTTCGCCTATAACGCCTGTAAATCGTTCCTAAGGGGCGAAAATAAAAACAAGGTACGTTCGGTTCTGTTCTTCTCGTTAGAGATGTCCTCGGATCAGCTAGCTATGCGTATGCTGCATAAAATAGCTAGACTTAACGTCAAAGCCTTAAAAAGCGGAAAATTCGGAGAAGAGGATTACTCCCTCTTGAGAAAAACATTACAAGGATTTGAAGAATTGCCTTTTCATATTGATGATACTCCCGCACTTTCTATTACTGCATTTAAAAGAAAAGCACGTAAAATGTATAGAAAACATAATGCAGGTATTATTTTTGTTGATTATCTTCAGTTGATGAAAGGAACTTCTAAAGAAAATAGAATGTCTGAAATTACAGAAATAACACAAGGATTAAAAGCCTTGGCAAAAGAGCTTAATATTCCTATTATAGCTCTAGCGCAATTATCAAGAGCTGTTGAACAACGTGAAGATAAAAGACCCCTACTTTCAGACTTGCGCGAATCAGGTTCTATAGAACAAGATGCAGATGTAGTAATGTTTATCTACAGAGAAGAATATTATTTAAAAAGAAAAATGGGTGATATTAATCATCCAGAATATAATTCTCATCTTAAAAAATTAAATAGCGTCTTTGGCACCGCCGAAATTATAATTGCTAAACATAGAAACGGATCTATTGGCACTGTTAAAGTTAACTATGAAGACCAATACCATAACATCGATAATTTTTAAATTAGGAGGCTAAAATGCAAAGTAGTGCAGAAATACAAATAATAGGATATGTCCATAAAGACCCAAAATTTCCTATGGAAGAAAAATATCCTAATTGGGTAACTTTTACAGTAGTTGTGAATAGAAAATATAAAGATAAAACAGGAGCTGAACAAGAAGATACAACATGGTTTGACTGTAAATCTAGTTCAGAAAAACTCTCTGCTAATATTAAGCAAATTGTGAAAGATAGACAGGGGATTCTTATCAAAGGAACTCCTAAGCCTAGAGCTTATTTAGCTAATGATGGAGAAGCTAAAGGTGCTATAGAAATAGTGATTCATAGTTTTAACATACTAACTTATCCGAATCCAAAAGAGCCAGAAGCGAAGAAAGAATTTATTAATACGAATGTAATTCAAGATGATGAAATTCCTTTTTAAACAAAAAGTAAAAATAACTTGCAATGTGACGCGTCATGCTGCATAATGCACCTACATTAATTATGCAGTAGTGTCTTAATATGAAAAAAGCAGAAATAATTGTTGATTTGATCGACAAAAACCTACCTATACCCGAAGCTTTGGATGTAAAAATCAAAGAAGGTCTTCAAAATATCAAAGATGGAGAAGTTCATTCATTTGAATATAGACCTAATCATTTTTTAACTCAGACCTATGTAAAAAGTTTTAAGGAGTTAAAAAATGATGCCAATAGTTTAGCTGTTAAAATATTGATGAACATACATAGTATCTCAACGAAAAATCTTAAGAAACATCCAGAACAAGATTATTTTATTATCACTTTTGATACTATTAGCAGTAATCTGTTTGTTGCTTATAAAGTTACACACGAACTTCCTGAATCTTTATATGAAATAATAGCTATTCATTCTGAGCCTAAAGAGAATGCCCCTACTTTTCATTAACTATAATTAGAAAATTATCATGACTTTTTAAGAAAGTAGAAGAAATAGTTAATTACTGAAAATTATAAAAATGAGAAATATAATGATGAATAATGAAAAAGATATACCCCTTTGGAAAGATGAGGGGCCTGAAAATTTATTACCTAGCTTTGGAAAAAAAGTTAATACAGCTATCGAAGAATTAAAATATTTTGATTTTACAGAATTCGAAACTGATAAAATCTATCAAAGTCCAACCTTTTTTAAAGACTTTGAAGAATTATCCAAAGAAGATCAAGCCTTTTTATGTGCTCTACTAGCAGCAAAAGATTCTTTGACGAAGCTAAGAATCTTTACTAAAGATAATCCAGAAATGATGGTGAGAGATGTTACTGCCAACGATAGACGGTTTAATATAGCTTATGTCTGTCCAAAGGAAGATGCATATTTCTTATTAGCGTTTTATGAAGAAGATAGATAAAGAGGTAATGATATGACCAACGAAACAAAAACTGAGAAAAAGACCTTCTCGTCGAAGGAATTCCCGAATAAAATAATTGAGGGGATGGGCGAGATAATAGATCAATATCTTGATATTCTATTTAAAGATATATTGGGTGAGAATCGGCTTTTTACTGCAACTCCAACAGCTAATAAGATTATTCAACAGTGGCATAAATCTCAAAGAGAACATATTTTAGGGTCCTTAGCAGAGTTTAAAACAAAAAAGAAAGTATTCTCAGGGTTGACTAAAGAAGGACTTAATAATTATTCAATTCATGTGATTAATTATAATGGAATATATATATCTATCGCTTACACTTGTATGTGCGCTGATGAAAATCATTATTGCCTAATTGCTATTGATGAGAATGCTGAGGTGTGGAATTGAACTGACGTTTCTAGGATCACAACCTAGTGTTCTAACCACTGAACTACGTTCGCCATAATAATGAGAATAAACTAGACTTGGTTTATATATAAAACAAGTAGAAATAGTAGCATGATAAAAAAAACTAAAACTATAAGAATCCCAGTAGATCTTGCTAATGAAGCTAGCATTGTAGCTAAGATATTAAATCGTTCGGTTAATGGTCAAGTAGCTCATTGGCTTAAATTAGGGATGCAAGCAGAGGCTAACCCACAATTAAGTTTAGTAGATATCTGTACTAAAGAAATAAAAGAAGCGATGGAGAATAAGAATGATTAAAGAAAAAAGATTTACAGTTGGAATTCCAGAAAGTCTAGGTTATAGAGCAAGGATTGTTAGTAAAGTTTCGAATCGTACATTAACTAAACAAATAGAACATTGGGCAAAGATGGGAGAGTTGGCAGAAGAAAATCCTTCTTTACCAGGGAGTTTTCTGAACAATCTACTAATTTCTATAGAGGAATTTTCGAATTATGGTTCTCAAGAATTAAATCCATTTTGTTCTTTTTGTAAGATAACATCTACCTTTAAAAGGTTATACATGGAGTTAGCTGAAGCAGAGAGAGCCAAGTTGTTAAATCAAATCTATCAACCTTGGGACAAAGGTTCACTAATAAAAATGCAAGGTGTAATATACTATCAAGGAATATTTATAGATAATCAAGATTATTATTTAGCTTATACAGCTTGTAAAGATTATAAATTATGCCTGCTAAGCCTTTATAAACGCCAAGGAGGTTTTAATAATACCGATAAATCAGATTATTACTCACCAAAGGTGATTACTTTGTTGTTAAATGATAAGGAGAAGAAGTTATGACTGAAAATACTAAATCAATGATACTATTAGCAACTCTACTGTTCGTAGGTGATTACTGCTTTTTTGAGTTAATTAATTGCACTAACATGATAGAATGTAGCTTCTTATTCTCATTATCACTTACAGCAGTTCATATCTTGAGCAAGCATGTAGGCAATATGGATATGTTCAAAGCTGCTCTAGTGCATTCAATTATAGGTATGTATTATTGCAGTAGCTCTTCTGTAAGTATTCAGGGACATGATTTCCTAGCAATAGGAGTCGTCTCAATAATAGCTTTTTTAATTGCAACAGCTTGTGGCTTAAAGTGTTTAAATAGCTTTAAAGTTAGGAGTGATTACGTTGAGTGCATTGCATTTGTTACTCTGTGTGCAATCGTAGATGGAATTATTATGTCGGCTTATTATTTAACTAAGATGCCCTTCTTATCAGTATTGATGTTATTTTTTCAGGAGATAGGATTTAAAGTGCTATTTGCTTATGGTATAAGTAAAGCTATAAAAGTTTCATCTTTGGCTCTTAGAGCTACTTTAGCGAGAGGCAAGTAAAGAAAGTAATAATAATATTTTTACTTTCTTTACTTGCAGGATTTTTTATACCTATGTGGTGGTATACTATCTACAAACAAAGAAGAGAAATCTAAAAGAATGGAGATTAAATATGTCAGAAGATCTAATATTAATATTATTAATATTTGCAGTGCCTGTTTTTATTATATTAAGTATTCTATATCCAGAAATGAGCTTAATAACAACAATTTTAGTTTCTTTATTTGCAGGAGTTATTATTCCTATATGGGGTGTAGTACTTGCATATATTAAGCAATTATGAGTATATGTAATAATAAAATTTTTAAATAAGAGATAAATTATGTTAGAAAAAGTAAAAGCTATACACGAAAGAATGATGTATCTAATGCATGGTGAGACTAAGTTGATTAAATCAATAGGTCGACATGCTATCGATTTAGATTTTGGCAAAGATTCGGATATTTTTGGTATGGTAAACTTAGTGATTGAAGAGTATCCTGATATACATACTAATCCTTATCTTGAAAAGAAAAAAGAAATGATCGCTTTAGTGATTGATTTGCATTCTATAGTGCAACAAACAAACTCCCATATAGAGCAAAGAAATGTTCTTGATAACTATATTAGAAGATCCTTTTTTGGTAATGAAGGGGCTGTAGATAATATATTAAATTATAACTTAATCAATGATCTTGGTATAGATGACACCGAACTATCAGGATCAGGTTTTCTTGAAGGTGACTTTGCAGAGTAGTTAAATCTTCAAAGCAAATATCAATAGCTTACTAACTAAAAAGCCATATGTCGAAGAATAAACAAAAGAAAGAAGTGAAGAAAGAGCTTAAAGGAAGGTCTTTAAAAGTTAAGGAAAAGTTCATATCTACTAAGCTTGCTAGTAAGAAGGATGGGCCTGTTGGAGCAACAAGAAAAACAGAATTTATACTTGCTCGTGCTGAAGGCAAAAGCTTCCAAACTATAGAAAATCAATATGGTTTATGTAGAGCAACGGCTAAGAGATGGGATGTAGAATTTGCTAGGGAAGTAAATACACTCAGAGAAGAGCGACTAAAAGAGATCTATTCTACTCATGGTCTGCTTAAAGATGCTAGGCTTAAAAGAGTATGTAAGGTTCTAGAGAAAATAGAGAGTGTAATAGACATCACTGACCTAGAATCAGCGTCACCTGAGAAGCTATTAGATTATCAATTAAAATACCTTGAATTTGTTAAATCAGAATATGTCGATCTTGAGCTTATAAAAGAATTACGTGAAAGTAATAGCCTTATTAATACAGCAGATGCTTTAATAGAGAGTTGCGCAAGGGGAGGTATCTCTCCTGCCCAAACTCGAGAAATTATAAATCTTGCTTTGATAAAAGAGAAGGCCTTATCGGGCAGAGACTGTAAAGTAGTAGGTGAAAGTTTAAGTCAAGCAGAAGCTATGGAAGCTGGTGATAGGCTGCTAGCTGCTGCTGCTTTAATTAAATAGCTAAACTAAAGGTTGGCAATTAATGGTAGTTACTTTATACTTTAGGTGGTAGCGATTTTCTAAGTGTCGCTGCCTTTAAGGTTGGAAGGAGCAAGTTTTGCATAATGACTTGCTCCTTTTTCAACAGAGTTGGATACTAATAAATGAAAAAATAAATGGATAAAATGACAAAAAATATAGTTGATAATTTCGCTAACTGGTCACTATCAAATCCTCCAGATCCAGATCTAGATGATGTATCGAGATCCTATATCGAAAATACGATGAAGGATAGATGCTGTCGTTGCTTGGCAAGGAAAGGTAGTTGTAAGCATTGCATGTCAGTAGACATATTAGGAGCTAAAATAGTAGGACATACTAGACCTTGTGATGAAGATTTCGAATTCTTACCTAGACCTAGTGATGAAGAGTGCAAAATTTTAATAAGAGATTTGAAAAAGAGATTATGCATATAGAGCTTAACGAAACTGGATTCGAATATCCGCAATTGTATGATGCCGTTTGGGATCAAAATATAGAATTAGCCAGAGAGTTATTAGAAAAAGGAGCTGATGTTAATTTAAAAGAGCTGCCATTAACAGAAGGTTCGGAGAATTTATCTCCTGCGGGAGTAGCTTGTTATTTAGGAGATCTTAAAATGCTAAAACTCTTGTTGAAATATGGGGCTGATCTTTCTTTTAAATACAAGGTATTCGTAATAGCAGTTCCCCACCTTTTTGTCGCTTTACATATAGAAGATTTTTATAGACGTTATGTTATGATACGCTTTTTATTAGATAATAAATGTAATATAGAGAGTAAAACCGAAGAGGGAGATACTCCATTATCGATCTTGTGTAATAAACTTACTGATGGAGATGATGGTAGACTTGAAGAGCTTGATTTATTGTTACAATATGGAGCTAATATTAACACTTTAAATGAAGACGGAGAGACCCCTTTAGATATAGTTAATAACTTTTTAGAAGGGGCTTATTTCAAGTCGTTGAAGGCTAATAGTTCTTGTCGTGATTATTATAAATGTATAAACAGGAATGCAGAAAATTTAGTAAAATTCTTATTAGAAAATGGAGCTTTGCTTGGCACTAATAAATGGCCTGGTTGGGTAAAAAAATGTTACGTGGCTTACAAAAGATTTAAATTAAATTACTAGAGAAGCTTCAAGAAAAGGAATAAAAATGCAAAGAGACGAGAATGAAATGATTAATCATGAATTTAATAGAGCTTTACTCGACAGGCAGTATGCTAGAAGGCTAAGGATGAAAAACTCAATAGTTACTGAGGATGCAGAAAGAGAGGTCAAAAGACTCTCTGCTAATATAACTAGAGATGATATTAGCAACGCTCTCGATAACGCCTCAATGTCAGGAGATCTAGTACTGATTAACGCTCTAAGGGAATATGCTCTAGATATGAATAAGAAAAATACATTTAAAAACAAGAGGAGTAAAATGACAATAAAAGAAAATGAAGCTAAGGCAAGACGGGAATATCTTAAGAATACAGATATTAAGGAGCAAATGGAGCAAATGGAGCAAGAGTGGACTAAGGAGGATATTAGTTATCTTATAGAGATTGGTAAAATTAAACCAGAGTGCGAACAAATAGCTCACAATCATGTTCGTTATAAGATAGAGGATCGTGTGGAGCAAAGTGCTAAGTTTGTAAAAGCTGTGGGAGATTATATACAAGCAGTATCTCTTTACCACGAACAAAAGGCGGAATTCGAGAAGGCGAAGAAAACATTTTTTGATAATCGGGATTATAAAGAAATGCTTATTGAAATTGAAAAGTCTACATTAGGTAAATTAATGCGGGATTTGGTGTGAGTGTAAAAAAGCCTTTTGAGTAGAGATCTTAACAATACCAGGCAGTACGCAGTAGTGATGGCTTCAATGAACGATAACTTTAGAAAAAGAGCGAGTAATATATATCATGGTATTTTGAAGGAAGAATATTGGGATAGAGAGAGTGCTAAAAGAGTAGAAAAACTAAAATTGCTGGCTAAAAGAGACGTTATTATAACAGAATCTAACAAAGGACAACCTGGTATAATCAAATCTTTGTTAGATTCTGGGGCTGATCCTAATCATATTCCAGGTCTTGATCCAGGGTATGATAATTATTGGACTTGGGAAAATCCTTTAAATGCAGCTTTAGATGCGAAATCAGAAGATAATAATAGACTAGCTACTATAAAATTGTTATTAGATAGTGGAGCTTGTGTTAATTATATGCGTCTTAATGATAGTTACACTCCTTTGCAAGTGGCTTTAAATAAGAGGTTTGTAAGAATCGCTCAACTCTTATTGGAATATAATGCTGATCCTGACAAAAGTAATAATGGATTTACTAGTTTAAATCGGATAGTTAGAGGATTGTGTTATGCTTGGTGTAATGAGTATGTAGCAATGGAACAGTCTAAATTCGAACAGTTTAAAATTGAAGCAGTGAAACTGTTAGTTAGCTACGGAGCAGATATTACTATAAAAAACCCAGCAGGATATTCAGCTTTGGACTATGCAGAAGAAAAGGAAACTTTTCCCGCTATGGCAGAGTTGATTTTAAGTTTATAAAAACAAACGGGGCATAGCGCAGCCTGGTAGCGCATCTGCTTTGGGAGCAGAGGGTCGGGAGTTCGAATCTCTCTGCCCCGACCATTAATTAAAGAAGGCAAAGATAGAGAATAAATAATGAATATTGAAGGTAAAAAAGCTATGAATAAGCGTCAAGCTATGAGTAAGCATCTAGAAATAGGATTAGAGAGGGTATTCGGAAAACATAACCAGGTAGAAAAATGGGATGGGAATGAAGATCTAAAGCAAGAGAAATATGTATATACATATCCATATGAATATACAAAGGAAGGGCGCTCGGAAAGTATAAACTCGGGACTAGAAAAAGGATGCTTTCCTCGTCTTAGTGATATCTGGTTATGGAGTATGACCAGAGGTGCGCCAGAACCAGAACAACAAGACCTTTTAGATAAAATGCGAAGAGGGAAAAATGAGGACGAGCAGGTAGATATATATAATTATAATTTGGATCTTTTTATCGCTGAGAAGCACATAGAGGGATCAGATAAAATCTCATGTCAAATCTATAAAACATTGCAAGACAATAGAGCTAAGGGAATTAAACGAGATTATATAGATATTTATTATGATTTTTTGAAAGATTGGGAAGAGAGAGAAGAGTTTTCAAAGAAAAACAGCTAATTTAAAATAAAAAAGGTAATAAAATGACTATAAATGCAAAAAATATAAGAGATCTGTACATGTTGACTAAAGATCTTTCTGCTTTATCAGTAAGAAGTAAGAGCATCAAAGTAGACCTAATAGATCTACAAAAGCAGACGGATAGTGTAGAAGATTTTATGAAGGAATCTAATAAATATTGTGTATTAGATATTGATAGGAATGTTCAAGAGGAAGTTTTAATTGAATTATTCGATTCGTTAAAGGCTAATAAAGTTCTCCGTATTTTAACATTATTTCACCCAGAAAGCTTTACCTCTAAAGGAGCTAAAGCTTTAGCAGGCCTTCTTAAGGTTAATACATCACTTACTTCCTTATGCATTTGGGAAAGTAATATAGAAGATGAGGGATTAGAGTATATAGCCGAGGCTTTGAAGATGAATACCTCTCTTGTAAAATTAGATTTAGGATGGAATAATATAACAAGTAGAGGAGCTATTGCCATAGCAAAAGCTCTGAAAGTTAATGAGTCTCTTGTAGATCTAACTATGCAATGTGAGGATATAGGTAATGAAGGATTTATTACTTTAGCTGAGGCTTTGAAAGTTAATAAATCACTAAGGCTTTTAAGTATAGAAGGTAACTATTTATTGAAAAAAATAGGTGCATTAGCTTTAGTTGATGCTATGAAGATAAATAGTAGCTTTGAGTTAGTCGTTGAATTTGAAAGGTGTTTAGATGAAGAGGTCAGAGAAGTCTTTGAAAATTATCTTTGTGACGTAGTAAAACGAAATATAATAGATGTAACTCAGTGCTTAAACGAGAAACAAAGAGATATTTTTAATATTAAAATAAAATTTGAAGCCAAATAAAGGGAATAGAAATTAGTAAATCTCTTATTTATTTGAGTGTAGATGATTGTAATTTAAGATGCGAGGCTAAAGATAAATTAGTAATAGAGATGAAAAAACAAAGACTTAACCGTTGACTACTCAGAAGAAATCATGTATTTTCTTCACGTAGAGTTTATTCATATTTCTCTATGTTTGTTTCTTTAAAAGGAAGAGTGTGGCATAATGCGCTCTTCCTTTTTTGTTTTGACTTAGATGCTAAAATCACCCTCGGTATCTGAGAGTCCAGATGCTCCTCTCTTGACTAGTTCGATCTAGTACTGTATGGTGGAAGATGTAATATTTTTCATTATATTATAAATAAATTATAAAAACAGAGAGGCAGAGGGTATGTCCTCTGCCTCTCTGTTTTTATATACAGTCTTACTTAAACTTCACCTTCGGTATCGACCATTCCAGATAATTCTATTTCTATAGAAGCCTCATTTTCTGAAGCTAACGTAGGAGATTCTAGGCAGCTTCTTAAATAACCGTCCGTTTCATATTGTTTGCATAGCTTGAAACTATAAAGTATCAAGGCAAAACAGGATACTATCGAACTAAAGAGCATCACTAATAGATATACATGCGATACTACTACTTGTTCTAGATCTTGAAGATCTTCGTTTTGTTCAATATTCTTATATAAATTATTCATCATATTTTTCACTTTCTTTAATTTAAATTACTAGTTTTGTAATATTGTGGTTAGACGGATAGTAACTTAAAGAAAAACAAAAGTCAACCTCAAGTTTATTAATAGACGATAGGAACTTCTACATCTGCTGGAGGAATAGGCCTGTCATCATTGGGATTAAGAAGGAATCTACCATTTCTAAGCGTTAATAAGCACTGCGTCATTGTATCTACTAGATCTCTAGAAGAGCTATTTGGGAAAGAGGCTACCTCTTCCAAGAACTCCTCAGCAAAAGGTAACAATCTCTCGAACTTAGGTCCTCTAGCAGGTAACCAGACTCGTTTTCCTTCTATTAAAGGAGTCACTAATCTAACTCGTTGTATTTTATCTCCTTTAGGAATAAATGGTAGCGCTCGTATTCCTCCAGCAGCTAAATCTCTAATGAGAGGATCGCCCGTAGCTTTAGCTTCTATTATACATCTATCAATAGACCTTCCCTTAAAGTGAGGATTGCGTACTTTTCCATTATCTCTATAGTCATGATACAATCTTTTAGCCATCTCTCTAAGTTGAGGATATTCATATCTACCACGCCACATCGAGAGTAGAATAACATTTTCTATTTCATTTTCATCATGAAAAACTCCCCAGGTCGTACATGCTGAATAAGATGACAAATCATTCCCAGTAAGAGCTGTATCCCAACTTTGCAATGTAAATTCAATTTCAGGAGGAGTTGTATCTTTCCACCATTGAAACCAATCCTTTTGAATAATCCCTCCTTTTTCAGGAGCTGGTCTTTGTTGAAACTGTCCAGCATAACCGTAAGCACCTAAGTTGTTTTTATATTTTTCTATTTCTTTTATTGAGAATCTTTTTTCTGATAAAAGTTGTCCGTCTTTTGCTCTAGGATCTTCCCAGATTTTTCCATTGGTTGTAGGAAGTATAATAGTCTTAGATTTTCTATTTTCTTCGAACTCCATAGGGAGAATTAATTTAACCCATTCATCATGAATATCATTATCCATGATATGACCAGATATATCTTGTTCATGAATTCTTTGTTGAACTACTATGCGCACATCGTTCTTAGGGTTATTCAAACGTGTCGACCAAACCTGGTCCCACCAAAAATTAGTCCCTACTCGTTTAGCTGTAGAAACGCTATCTTGCGCACCGTTAGGATCATCTGCCACTAGTATAGACGCCCCCTTACCTGTTGCACTTGCTCCAACTGAGGTTGAAATCCTACAGCCTTTCTTATCATTTTCAAATAAGCCTTTTGCTTTTTGGTCTTGAGCTAACTTATAGACATTTCCCCACCGTGATTGGTACCACTCACTTTCAATTAAACGCTTACATTTGAGGGAATGCTCTACTGCAAGGTGAGAGGCGTAAGAAGCATACATAAATTTCTCCTCTGGGTTCTGTAGCCACACCCACGCAGGAAAGGCTACGGAGATAAGAGACGTCTTTGATGTTCTAGGAGGCACGTTGATAAGCAAATTACGTATCTCCCTTCTGTAAGAGGCTTCAAGATGCTCCGAGATGGCTTTGATATGCCAGCTATCAATAAAAGGAATACTTCCCTCCATAATTGGCCAAGCTTGTTTGAAAAACTCGTGCAAAGAAGCTGTAGCTCTTAGCTTATTCCCATAAAATAAAAGTTGTTTTATTAGGGTTTCGTCCTTGTTTTTATTCTGCATTTTTTAATTAAATGTATAGTTATCAAAGTGACCTGAAATCTTTTCTACATGGTATTCCAGCATATATTCTAGCTCTTGTTTAGTTAACTTTTGGTGTTGGTTGTTAAGTGTTATAATAGGAATGTTACGTTGGTGAAATTCATAAATCAGAAGATCTTTTCTTGAAACAGCTCCTCCTTCTATTATAACAGGAAAAACGATAGGTAGTTGTTTTACAATGTTAGTTTTAAAAGGTTGAAAGATATTATTATTTTTTTCTATGTTTATTTTAATATCGGGAAAACAGCATACAATTATATAGTTTTTTTTAGATTCCAGAACATAGTATCCTGATAGAGCTGATATTTTCTTTGAAAAGATCTCACTATAATCTTTTTTAATAGTAATTTTCTTTTTAATAGTAATTTTCTTTTTCATATGAATGATGTATAAATGTTTTATTAGTTAAAAAGACTTGAAAATCAAGCACTTAAGAGTAATATAGATATACGATCTTCTTGATTTAATACAGAAAAAAGAGTATATTCATAGAATGAAACGTAATACCGAAATAGAACAAGGCGAACAAAACATAGAGGAGTTACTCCCCTTTTTGGACGACCCCGAGTTAGATCAAAATCTTGATGAAATACCAGATGATAGATTCTTCGATAATCTTGCAGAGGATTACCCCGAAGATGCTCAGAAAAAGTTATCTTCATTCTTAATAGAAATGATAGATGAGGATATAGAAGCTAGAAAGGATTGGCTTGAAGCTGCGAACAAAGTAAAAGGCTACATGGGATTTAATATTGAAGATCCTGAAAGCGTGCCTTTTAAACAAGCTTGTCGTACTCATGATTCAACTTTAGCTACTGCGGTAGTTAGATTTTATTCTGTAGCCATGCCTGAATTATTTCCAGCTACAGGTCCAGTAGGATATAAGATAAATGGTCAAAGTGATGAAGCTCTTGAAAAAAGAGGTAAAGTTAATGCAAATTGGCTTAACTATGCTTTGACTATATTAGATCCAGGTTATTATCCAGATTGCCAGAAACATTTATTGTATACGGGTTTTTACGGAACTTGCGTTAAGAAGATATTCATTGATGAAATAAGTAATTTTCCTATAAGTAGATTCATTCCCCCTGAAGATTTTATAATAGATGCTGACTGTAGCTCTGTATTAGAATCTGGGCGTTTAACTCATGTACTAAGATTATCTAAAAGAGAAATAGCTTTAAAGTTACAAAATGGTGTTTATCAAGATGTAGACTTACCTTATTTAAAAGGCATGGACTTTGAAGGAGATGATGACGGAGATGAAGCCGAGCAAGATTCATCAAAAAGGGATGGTCTTGATTTAAGCGTATATAGCAAGCGCACACTTTTTCCAATATACGAGATTCACACCTATCTAAACCTAGAAGATTTTATTAAGCAATCCTCTAACGAAGAAAATGAAATACCTCTGCCTTTTATTGTTATAATAGATAAAACCACAAAAGAAATTTTGTCTATTCGACGTAATTGGAAAGAAAGTGATCTTAACCAAGAGCGTATTAATTACTTTGTACCTTATAATTATTTACCTGGTTTTGGTCCATACGGCATGGGCTTAGCGCATTTATTAGGTGATAATGCGATAACTTTGACAAACATATTACGTCAAACAGTTGATGCTGGAACGTTCCAAAATTTACCTGGAGGTCTCAGGGCAAAGGGAATGAAGCAGCAAAATAACTCTATGATAATAGGCCCTGGTGAATGGCAAGAGGTGGATGTAGGTGATCGCCCTATAAAGGAATCTCTTCTTCCCCTACCTTATCTTGGGCCTTCTCAGGCTTTAATTGAACTGATGGGAAGGATATCAGAGAACTCTCAGAATCTAGCTTCAACGTCTGAACTAGGCATGTTGGATTCAAAAGAAGATATCCCGACAGGTACTATGTTAGCGGCTCTAGAGTCTCATAATCGCATTCAATCTGCAGTAATGCGATCAATTCACGGCTCATTAAGCTATGAAATTAGGTTATTGAATGATTTATTTAAAGATACTTTAGAGTACGAGGAATTTGTTTTTGATGGTGAGAGAGAGGCTATATCTGGAGAAGATTTTATTGATGAAGTGAAAGTCATTCCTACTTCTGATCCATCGAATAACTCTACTATGCATAAAGTAATCAAGGCTCAAGAGTTAATGAGAGTAGCCGAACAAGCTCCTGATATGCATGACATGCACGAGGTATATAAAATAAATTATGAAGCTCAAGGTCTATCTCAAGCGGAAATAGATAAGGTATTGCCTTCTAAAGAAGAAGAGCCAGAAATTGTGCCTTTAGATCCTGTAACAGAAAATATAAATATTTTATCTGGTGTTGGAGTAAAAGCTGCTATTTGGCAAGATCATGCTGCTCATAAAATAGTGCATGGTAAATTTGCTCAAGAGCAGCCAGAGCTTCAAGCTGAAATTATGGCTCATATTACTGAGCATGAGGCTTATGAATATTTGATTAAAATGCAACAGGTTCTTGGTCAAGAAATGCCTCCGTTAGAAGAAATAGAAAATCCAGAAGTGCAGAATCAAATAGCTTTAGCAGCTGCACGTGGATTAGAGGAGCAAGGGCAACAAGCTGATCAGCAAGATAATCAGCCTATTGATCCTAATGAATTATTAGCTTTAGACATACAGCAAAAAGCAGCTGAGTCAGAAGCTAGAGAACGCATTGCTCAGTTAAAAGCTGAAACAGATATATTTAAGGCGCAATTAGATTTCGAAAAAGAAAAAGCTAAAATAGAATCCAGTGAAGATATAGCTAAATTAAAAGCTGAAACGGATGTAGAAAAAGCTGAAATTAATTATGCTAAAGAAGAAGAAAAAATAGAATCTGACAAAGAAATAGCGGCAATGAACAATCAAACTGAAATTATCAACACTCAAATTAAGGAGACTAACAATGGACTATAGTAAAATGAAAGCGGGTTACCAAGGCAAAAGTGATTCAATGAGGACGATGTCTGAAAAGATGTTATCTGAATATAATGATAAAGCTCCCAGCTCTAGTAAAAAACAAACTACACGTTACAAAGAAGGCGGAAAAGTAGAAAAGTATGCTATGGGAGGCTCTGCCAAAGTAAGAAAAGGAGTTTCTACTGCGAAAGGTGCTCCTATCAAGCAATCTAAGTGTAACAAAGGAAAGAATAAGTAAGAATGGAAGATCGTTTGATCAACCGTCTGAAAGAGGCCGAGACTCGAATAGTTTACGATGTCACTCATGGTAATGGTATTAAGGACTATTCGGATTATCGGTACGCTTTAGGGCGTATTAAAGGGTTAACTGATGCCTTAGAAATCAGCGAAGAAATATTTAAAAGGAATATTAAGAATGATGCATGAAGCTAGTGATAAAGGAATTGATTTTAAAACGTTTAATCAAGAAGCAGAAATAGAGAAATTCAAGGATATAGAAGTACTAGGTTATAATATAATGATTAGGCTTTATACTACACCTGATAAAATTGGTAATATTATCTTAACTGAGCAGGCTCGCGATAAAGATAAGTATACAAACTTCGTTGGTTTAGTCGTTGGAATGGGTAAAGGAGCGTATTCCAACAAGGAGCGATTTAAGGAGACAGGAGCTTGGTGTAAAGTTGGAGATTGGGTAAGTTTTCCAAGACATGCTGGACATAGAACTAGTTTTAAAGGTATTCCTATATTTATTTTAGATGAAGATGTGCTATCAACTAAAATATTAAATCCAGCTCAAAATGTTCCTCAGTATTCGAAATAAAAGAGATTATAAATGAACGATAAAAATATAAGTAATGAATCTATGGTAAGTTCGGAAATTGAAAATCATTTTCCTGAAGATCTTCCTCAGTTAGATAAATCCATTAGAGATGTGGAAGAATTATTGAATGGTGATAGAGAAGTATCTGAAAAACATAATCCACCTGAATTAAACAATGATAATGATGTTGAGGATGTTGAAGATACTCTAGATTCCGATGATTTAGATAATGATGTTGAGGATGATCAAGAAGAGACTAAACCAACTAAAGGTAAAAAAGATAGTAAATTTTGGCATGAAAAGCGTGAAAAGTATGCTGCTTTAAGAGAGAGAGATCGTTTAGTTCAGGAAAATACTGAACTAATGAAGCAAAGAAATGAAGCTTTAGAAATTGGTAATTATCATTATGGTAGAAATGTTGCTGCTGATCTTGAATTTGCAAAAGAAGCAAAGAAAAAAGCTATGCTTGAAGGCGATTATGATACTTTTGCTGCAGCTGATGAAGCTATATACAAAGGGTATAATGCTATTAGCGAGGTGGAAAAGTGGAAAACTAGAGGAGCTGAAGCTGCTAATTCAGTCCCTGAACAGCAGAACTATCAAACTATGGAACAATCTATTGCTTCAGATTGGCTTTTAGAGAACCCAGAAATGGATGAACGATCAGAGCAGTATAATAGTACTTTAGCTAATAAAGTTATATCTTATGCGAATAACTTAGAAAAAAACATGGATCAGCATAATCAATCTCATCTTCTTTGGTCACCTGCTTATCTTGAAAATATCGATAATTACATAGTGAATTTAAAGAGTTCTGCTAGAAGAGGTAATTCAATTAGGCCGATTTCAGCAAATAGCGTCGCACCAGTTAGAAAAAATTATGGCACTCAGCCAGGAACAAGAAGTAGAAGTTCTCTTCCTAGACTTAATGATGCTGAAAGAAAATTAGCCTCTAATATGGGAATATCAGAGGCTAATTGGAGAAAATCCAAACAAATACAAATTAACAAGACTAAGGAAGGGAGATAAAAACTATGGCGGCAAAGAAAAAAGAAGTAAAGGAAAGTAGAGAAAAAAGATCTACAGTAGCTAGTGAGATGCTAGAAAAGACAAAGAATCAACCTTATGAAATGGATTATGTTAGTCCTTTACATATACCAGATTCAGTAAAAAAACCAGGTTTTGATTATAAATTCTTTTTGGATGATAAATGGAAGTTACAAGAAGCTGAAAGAAAATATTGGACATTTGTTCCAAAAGATCGTCTACCTTATAGAGAGAGACAATCTGTTGTCTTAGAAAATAATAATCCTTTAGATAAATTTATCAGTCACAAAGATTTAATCTTAGCTGAAAGGCCTGAAGAATACGGAATAATAGATAGACAACGATTACATGCAAAAAATCATCGTCAAATTGCATCGTTATCAGGTGTTCAGAATGATGCTCATCCTGGCAGTAACAATTATAGTTCAGCACGAATAGATAGTTTTTAATTATGGCAACATTAGCAGCAGATTCTTACCAAAAGATTGATTTAACCGCAGATATACTATTGTATTGGCCTTTCTATACTCCAGAAGGAGAATTGACGGCAACATACATTACCGATGTAAACCCTGATCAAGACAATTGGGAGATCTCATTACCAGATGCTACTTTAGCACCAGAAGGCACTAATTTCATTATTAACAACTTTAGTGCTTTTTCGTTTAAGGTCATGCTATTTGATACATCAACTCAGTTAGTAGATATTGCTGCAGGAGAAGTTCAATTTATAACATTGACTAATAATTCTGTTGCAAATGGGGAATGGACAGTAACTCCATTTGGAGGTGGTCAAGCTGCGATTACTGCACTTAATTTAGCTAGTAGTGATAGTACTATTACTATTACAGGCGGTTCTTTAATTCCTCCTGGTGGTAATGTTGATTTTAAATTACCAGAATCATTGTTTAATTTTTTAGCTGTTAGTGATACTGGTTTTCCAGTTGTAACAGGAACAGTTCCGTTAACCTTCGCTTCTAGAGAATTGATTGGTGGACAAAATATTACTGTTGTTAATTCTAAAGGTATTACAGGCAATCCTGCTCTAAGTTTAGATACAGCTTTAAATAACTTGACCTCAATAGAAGTTGGAGATTTAGATATATCGGGATCTACTATTGAAAATATAGTTCCAAATGGTGGGATAAATTTAATCTCTAATGGGACGGGAGTTATCTCACTCAATGGTGTAACGGTAGATACAAGTAGTAATCTTACTGCAAACAATCTAACCGTGACTGGAGCATTCACTAATGCTTTTGTTCCAGTAGCCTGGTGTATATTTACTGATACTGTAACTGGGCTTGGGAATACTATAGTTAATGAATCCTCCGAGAACGTTGCTAGCATCACTGGTAGCAACGGAGTTTATGTAGTTACCTTTACAACTCCTATGAATTCTATTAATTATGGCGTTACTCTTTCTCCAGGTAGTAATGGAGGCTCAGCACTTCCTCCAACAGTTTACCAAGCCTTCTGGACCGTAAGAGATACAACGTCAGTTACTATTGAAATAGTGGATGCAAGCGGAGAATTTGCAACTGATATACCAAATGGCTTAACAGTAATGATATTATCTAGTTAAAAGAATGAAAAGTATTACGAAAAAGAAGATTAACGATTATCTGACTTTAAGTCAAACTGAAGAAATAGATATATTGACTTTGGCTAATTGGCTAGCTATTCAAAGCGAAGGATCTATTTCGATCTCTAAGAAATTATCGAAGAAGAGGTCTAGATATCCTTTCTAAAGAATTGCATTAAGTTAATTGTAACACTTAACATACAAACCTCTAGAGCCTTTATAGACAAACGGTTGGCTATAAACTGTCAAATACAAAGACTTAACAAGTGTTGAATCAAAGACTTAACAAATATCTAACAGTTCTTTTAGACTGCAGCCAATAGAATAAGCTCAGTTAACTTTGTTCTTCATAAGGTCCCCTTGTGGGATTCGAACTCACATTCAACCTTTTTAATTTAAGGCCATATTTCCATTTATACGAAAGAGGTGCATTTAAATATGGTGGGGAAAAGAAGGGATTCGAACCCTCGAAACTTGATAACTCTAGAGCTATCCCGATTTCTTCTAAAAGATGCCTTCAACCTAAACTCAGCCACTTTTCCCATAACTTTTTAAATTTAGCCCCGAAGCTTTGACAAGAATTCCTTCTTAAATACATTGAAAAAAAACTACTTCAGGACTAAAAATCGGATAGAAAAATCTATGTCTCACTAAATAGATTTTTCTATCCACCCACCTTATAACTTTATTAAGTCTTATAGTAAAGAACAATTTTACATTATGGCTGGGATGGAAGGGTTCGAACCTTCGACCTACGATACCAAAAACCGTTGCTCTGCCGCTGAGCTACATCCCAGAAAGAAATAGTCGAGACTAATCGAGTATATTAGCGTGAATAGTCAATATAGTCTCAAAAACCTTGCTAACCTATTGATATTTATGCATTTTTATGTAAAAGACATTTGGTGAAGCAAATTCACCATGTTATAATATATTTATCGGTTCTACGAACCTCTCAAAATCGTACTTTGGTTATCCTTTCTTCCGTTTAAAAAGGTTTGTTAAGAGCAAAACATCAAAATGCTTAAGGTTCTACGAACCTCTCAAAATCGTATCTTGGTTGTCCTTTCTTCCGTTTAAAAGGGTCATGTTGGCGTAGTTACTACGTCTATTAATTTACACATAAAAAAAAGAGATTAAACTATGGCAAATGGTCAAAATGCTCCATATGGTCTAAGACCTTATTCATCTATTCAAGGTGGTTCATGGAGTCAAAAAGAAAATGCATACCGTTTATCAACAACTACTGATGGACTTACAACATATGCTTCAAGCATATTTACTGGCGATCCAGTTATTTTTAACAGAGCTGCTGCTAATAATGGTGGTGGGACTGTGGCAGTATATCCTACAAGTACAGATGGAGCCGCTGCATCACAAGCATTTGAAATTCTAGGAGTCTTTCAAGGCTGTAGATATACCGATGTAACAGGAGAATCAATCTTCACAAAATCTTGGGTTGGTGGAACTCAGATTTTGGCTGGTAGTGAAATCATAGCTTATATTCTAGATGATCCAAGTGCTGTATTTAACATTCAGGTATCTACTGCGCAAGACGTTCTAGATGATGCGAGACTTGCACCAACAGCTATTGGTGGTAATTTTCCTTTAGGTTTAGGTGGTGGCGGAGCTAACTTAGTTCCTAACAACCCTGCAACTGGTAGTGCTCGTACAGGTCAATCAGCTATGTATTTAGCTAATGGATTTATTGCTAACCCAGCTCCTCAAACTACTGCGACCCTCCCATTAAAGATCATTGGTTATACACCTGATCCTAATAATTTGAATGGTCCTATATCTTATACTGCTAACTCAACAGCACCATTCTTAAATGTTTTGGTGATGATTAATAATCATGTGTATAAGGCGGGAACAACTGGGACTTTAGCAGTTTAATACAAAGAATAAATTTAAAATAAAAAGAGAAATAAAATGACTATTAATAGAGCCCAGATGGCCCAACTACTTTGGCCTGGTTTAAATGAAGTATTCGGTAACTACGATGGTTATCCAGAACAATGGAAAGATATATATGATACTTACAATTCGGATAAGTATCAAGAAGTAGATGTGGAAATGAAGTATACATCAGCAGCTGATATTAAAGCTGAGGGTGCGCCTATTGCTTCTGATGATATGGGACAAAGAGTTATAACTCATTATATCCATAAAAGAGTAGGTCTTTCATTTACTATTACGAAAGAAGCTATTGAAGATGATTTGTATAAAACTCAATTTCCACAGCAAACTAAATCATTATTTAATTCATTAGCAACTACTAAAAATATTTTTGGTGCTAACGTTCTGAATAATGCATTTAATCCAGCTTTTCCAGTTGGTGATGGACAGCCTTTATGTTCAACTGCTCACCCAGTTGATGGAGGAACTTATTCTAATACACTAGCTATACCTGCAGATTTTTCACAAGCATCTCTTGAAGAAGCTATTGTACAAATCCAAGGTTTTGTTGGGCAAAATGGAATACTAGTACAGACGAAAGCAGAATGTTTAATTATGCCAAAAGAGCAACAATTTGCATCCTCTGTAGTTCTAGATTCTCAGTTTAGATCTGGTACTGCTAATAATGATATCAATGCTATATATTCCAATGGTTATGTGCCAAAAGGATATAAGATTAATCAGTATCTAACTAGTCCTGATGCTTGGTTTATTAAAACTGATGCTCCTAATGGTTTCAAGCACTTCCAAAGAACACCAGTTGAGACTGAAACTTATGCTGATTTCCAAACTGATAACATTATGGCGAAAGCTACTGAGCGTTATTCTTTTGGAGTATCTAATCCACGTGCTGTCTTTGGTAGCTCTGGAGCTTAAAGTAACAATAAATTTCTAGTAAGTATAAAGTATAACTTTACGCTTACTAGAATATTTAGAAGAATAATAGAGGAAAAATGCCTACATCTACATCATATGATTGGCCTGTAATGAGTACACAAGCTGTATGCTTAAATCAAGATATTATTGGAAGTGGAGACTTGCTTTTAAATGGAGTTTTAGGTAGTGCTCTTACTCCTAATCAAATTTCATTTACGAGAGCTGGTTTTGTTAGAAATGTTTCGATAACTTCTGTGAATGATTTATCAGCAGCTACTTTTACTATTACTGGTTTGCAAAATAATGCTATCGTTGAAGAAACAATAGTTGGTCCTAATAATGGAACTGTATTTTCAACAAAGTTTTATGATGTTATTGGTACAGTTTCAGTTGATCAAGCTGTAACAGCTGTTGAAGTAGGAACTGGAGATACAGGGTTTTTTCCTCTAATTAATCCTAATCCTGAGTCTAGAGGAGTTTCAAGAATTTCTGTGCTTAATTACGCTTTAGCTACAATTCTTTCCCCAGGCTCTGGATTAACTTATACATTATATAGCACTCTGGAAGATACAGCAGATAATGGAGTGGCTTATGAGGATGAATTAAGTGTATTTTTTCCTATAACCCCTGGCGCAACTACTAACCAACTTTATCAAAGCTCACTTCTTGTGAATAAATTTTTATTAAAAATAACTGGATCAACAATCCCTGTTACGGATCAGTTAAGTTTAACAATTTTACAACAATAGAGAATAAATTATGAATAGAGCTATTAAAAACGATCTTAGATCAAACCCTAGAAAGGGAGCAAAGATTGCAAAAAAGATATGTGAAAAACACATGAATTCTAAAAAAACAGCAAAGAATAAGAAGTAATGCTTTCAACATCGGGAACTTATCTATCTCAATCAATGCAGATAGAAGTTATTATAAGAGAAGCTTATGAAAGAATCGGGATTTTAGAAGAAAACATAGGCCCTCAGAAATTAACATCAGCTAAGAATAGTCTTAATTTCATTCTATTAGATTGGATGAATAAAGGAGTGAATCTTTGGACTTTAGATACAGCTTTTTTGCCATTGATACCAGGTAAGTCTAAATATGAGCTACCTACTACAGTAAGTGATATTATTCAAGCTAATATTAGAACATCTACACGTCAATTAAATGGTACAGCTGCAGCAACTACAGGCACAGCTGACCAGGCTTTTGATAGCGATAATTTAACGGCATGTACTCAAACCACAGCTAATGGTAATATTTCTTATGATTATGGAGTTGGAAATGTTTTTGCTATAACTTTTCTTGGTATACAATCTAATACAACTCAAACTTATTCATTAGATTTTCAAGTCTCTCAAGATAATATTAACTGGAGCACTCTTTTTACCATTCCTAGTCAAGAGTATGAAGCTGGAGTTAATACTTGGTTTGATGTACCAATAGAACAAAACTCTAGAGCTTATAGAGTAGTAGAAACAGGAGAAGGGACATTAGATATACAAGAGTTGTATTTTAATAATACAATAAATGATCAGACTATTTCTAATGTTAGTCGAAATACGTATATTTCTTACCCTCAAAAGAGCCAACAAGGAAGGCCTACTACTTTTTATTTTAATAGACAAATCACGACAAACATTTCTTTATGGCCAGTTCCTAATCCAACTTATAACTGCTTTTTTTATTCTTATAAGAAGGTAACGCAAGATATTGGAAATTTATATACAAATACTATAGATATACCTGCTCATTTTTACCCTGCTTTAGTATGGGGATTATCTTTTCATTTAGCTATTAAGTTCAAGCCTGAATTAATGGAAACATTTAGTTCTGATTATGAAAGAGCTTTTGAAAGAGCATCTGTTGAAGATACAGAAGATGTTGATCTTACTATCAATGTAGATCCTAATAAATCAGGGTATTATTAATGGGTTTATTAGGTAAAAATAAAGGTAAATATGTTAAAATAGATAAGAATTCTCCTTCAGCCTTAGGAGTCTGCGATGAGAGCGGATTTACTTTTAATAGAAAAGATTTGCATAAACAGATGGCTTGGAGAGGAAATAGTCTTGTATGGACTGGATTTTATGTAGGAACGCCTTATTTAGATGTTCCCTCTCAACAAGATAGGCCTCCCCCACCAGATCTCAATGATCCATTGCCTGTTAAAGACGCTAGATTACCTGTGCCTTATACTGAGCCTGGTACTAATCCAGTTTTACCTACTAATGAATTAACTCAAAAACTAAGTAAAGTACATTGGGGGGTGTAGAATGAAGTTAGACCCTTGTTTATTTAATTTTATTTCTCCAGTTACTGGTAGGATTTTATGTGATGAAGGATATGTATTAGTAGGAAATCAAGACGGTATTGCTGTACCAACTTTAGTATTACCTGATGGAGTTTTGCCTGATTTACCTAATCAGAATTTATGGATAGGTGATAGTAATAATCGCCCTGTTGCTCAGCCTACTATTGAGGTTAATAACTTACCTGATTTATTCTTTGAGGCTACATGGGTAGGTGATCTCAACGGTCGTCCAGTTGCAACATTGCCTTCTCCCACAGCGATTGATTTTGCATCTTATGTATTTAGATCAAGTATAAATCCTGGTTTTCCTGCAACAACGTATCCAAGGGCGCAATTCTTAGATTTGCTGGGTTTGGGAGGGATAGCTAAAATAGTCCCTGGAGGGTCGAGTGGATCAAGTTTTGCAATAGCACAATCGGGAGTCGACTATATTAGTCCTACTGAATTTGATCAAGTTATAGTAGATATCGAAGAGGAAATATCTGGCTTGGAGGGGGAAATAGCGGGTTTAGAAGGAGAAATAGCAATAGTAGCTGCTGATCTTGCTGCTTTTCAAGCCACTGTCGAATTAGAATTTTTGGGAGTAGAGGCTGAGTTTTTTGCTGTTGAACTTGAACTAGAATTTTTAGAAGATGAAATTGTTGCATTAGGGGTAGATGTGGGCATTTTAGATGCTACCGTTGCAGCCCTAGTAGCAGATGTAGCAGCCTTAGATATAGATGTAATTGATTTGCGTTTTGATTTAGATAATTTAGAACTGCAAAATATTCCTGCTGGTGGTAATGTTTCTCTCGATGGATTTAAAATCATAAATTTAGATAATCCAGATAATGATACTGATGCAGCTAATAAAATATATGTAGATAACGCAGTAGCTAATGGCGGAACTTCTTTAACAATAGATGGTTTTGTAGTAGGAGGACCACCTGTTGCTGGAGTTATAACTACAGTTAGAGGCCCAACCTGTTTACTTACTAATATTCCAGCAGGCGGCAACGTCGACATGGACAATAACCGAATTACTAATTTACAACAATCCCCAGAAGGAGACTTTGATGCAGTGAGCTTTAAGTTTCTATGGGATTTAATGCATGATCAAGTGGAGATATTATGGCCTTAAGTAGCATAACAGTAAGTGGAGTTACTCCCGATTTATCGATCTTGGGAGATAATCAAAGATTTAGATACATAGACCAACTTAACTCCTTTCAATTACAGGGAGATTTTGTTCCCACTGCCTTAATTCCATCTCAGATGAATTTAGAATTTAGCAACGATACCTTATCTGGTTTCCGTATTAATCATAGTACGACTAATACAGACACATTTGGGTCTTTAACATTTCAAAGCTTTGTCAATGCTCAGGCAGTAGGTCAAGATCTAGTGACCTTCAAACAAGATGGAACGATTAACTTTATCGCTCCTACTACGTTTAATAGCTTTAGTTTTAGTGGCGATCTAGACATGAACAGTTTTCGAATTGTTAATATGGCTGATCCAATCAATCCTCAAGATGCAGCTACAAAGCAATTTGTATTAAATGAGGTGTCTGGAGGTAGCCCTATAACGTTAACAGGTGCAGTTACAGGTACTGGAACTGGTACTATAAATACTACATTAACAGATATTACTACATCACAGATAACTGATTTTAATGTTGCTGTAACCTCTTTTAGATTAGATGAATTCGTTGCTCCTAATGTTTCTTTAGATATGGGAACACAATTAATTACTAATGTTTTAGATCCAGTTAATCTTCAAGATGCTGCTACTAAAAAATTCGTTGAAAACCCGCCTTTCGGTTGTATGACTGTTGAAAATAATGCAACTACATTGATTGTAACGGCAGCAGTAAGTAATTCTACATCTTTATTGCCTTACATATTCGCACCTGAAAGTAGATTATTTGATATGCCTGTTGGTGGAAATTTGAGATGCATCGATATGAACAATTATTTTTATAGAATAATATGCACAATCGAGGGGCGTTTAGCGTCGGGAACAGCTAATAATACTAGATTTAATATAAGGAGAAATAGGGGAGCTGCTTTTATTGAGTTAGAAACTACTGGAGCTTCAAGAATTCAAAATAATCGTTCTAGGGTTGTTACATTACAAACTAAACCTATTGAATTACAACAAAATGATACACTTGAATTACGACTCGTTCCAACATTATCAACAGTAAATTTTGGAATTATTAATGTTTCAATGTATGCAATTAAATTATAAATAAAGGAGAGTAATCTTATGGCAACAAATGCAGAAAAAATAGCTGTTTTACAAACGGATAAAATTAACAAGGAGGCAGAAATTCTTGAAAAGCAAACCGATGTAGTTAATCTACAGGCTTCAATAGTAATGGAGAACGATGTAATAATTCAATATCAAGGTGATATTACGTTATTAAATGCGGAGATTATTACATTACAAGCAGAGATAGTAACAACCGATGAAATGATAGCCGATTATGCTGTATAATTATTTAAGAATAAAAAAAATGCAAAAAAAATTTATAGAATGGTTGATATTTATAATGAAAATATTGCAACATATAGGTAAATTTACTATAGATTTAATCACAAACCGAACTTTTAGAAATATTGTATATACTATTTGTATATTAATAGTGTTTTGTGTTATGTTATTCAGCATCTGTCATCCGTGGGAATCTTGCGGTAAAAATCTTGATTTTATAGAAATCTCGAAATATAGAAATACAAATTAATAAAAAATAAGAGTACATAAATATGTCTAAGAATTCGTTAAAAAGAGTATCTAATGCAGATGCTCTTGTTGCTTCATCTTCAATCAGTCTTTATGGCCAGCAGCTTGCTCAATTAGCAAATTTAGTTTTTAATTTTTCTGGAAGTAAAGATGAGGAGAATTATAAACTTCATCTTGGACAGTTAGAATCAGCGGCAATAAATATAGAAAAGCAAGTAACATTTTTATTAGAGATAATAAAAGATGAAAAAGTTGATTAGTAATGGGTATATTCTTAGATTATTTAAGTAATCCATTTTCTAATTTAGATGATACTCCTACTACGATTGTAGAAACAACGCAAAATAATATTTGCGTTCAATCTATAATCATAACTAATCTCGGAACTAAGGATATTAGAGTAAATCTAAAATTCATAAGATCATCTTCAAGTCCTGCAGATATCTTTTTGATCAAGGATTTCTTAATACCTCATTCTAATAATACTATTATTTATAATAATCAGGTATTATTTAATACGATGGATTTAATTAAGATCCCAGGCCTCACTGTTAATTTACAGTATGATGCTACTATTAGTGAAAGCCTACAGGTATTTTCTTCTGGATATACACAGATTTTTGATTGTAGCGTAGTATACGCTGAATTAAATGACTTACCTGTAGCTCCTTAGGCTTAGGATGCTTTTTTAAGCTATTCTTATATGTTATAATAAAGTTATTATAACATATAAGAATTAGGCCAATAATGACTAGATTATCCAGTTTGACGGTATATGACGATAATCCGAGCAATCCTACCAGTATATTACGTCCTCCAAGCTATACTACGGCACAAATCGATCTAATACCTTCCCATATAGCCATAGAATCAAACATCGTTTATGATTCAGATCTAAAGGTTTATAAAGGTTATTTAGATGGACAGTGGAAAATTGTTTCTATGGATTCTAACGCTAATATTGTACAAAGTTTACCAGCTGATCCTGTAAATGGTACGATTGGAGAGACATATTATAATACTACTGATGAAACTTACCGTGAATTTTCCGATATTGGTTGGGACTATGTATCACCATTACCTGGTATTTCTATATTTGGGACTGCTGCAACTTTATCAGTTAATACAGCTGCTGGAACTTTAGTATCCAATCAAACTATAGCAAATTCACATTTATTTGATGAGACTCAATTTCAAAACTCTGTGATTAAATTTATAGGGTCTTATACCAGTTGGTTTCATGCAGTAGTAAATATATATTTTACTGTACCTGAAAATACCGACACGGTGATGACATTTCAATTAGTAGGACAAAATCTTAATCCCCCTTTTCAGTTGGTAGATATAAGAGGCTCATTAGTTAAAAAAACTATAAAAACTGGAGTTGGCGAAACGTATACTACAAGTCTAAGTTTATCAGCTGGTCTATTCTTCCAGTCAGGTTTTGATATATATATTTCTCCAAGGCTTGAGTCTGGTAATGCTGTTGTTTTAACTGATGTGAATTATAGTTTTAGTGCTTATAAAAGTTAGTTTTTAATTTAAAACATAGCTATATAATTACTACTGATAATAAATAAAATTTTAATAAAAAAAGAGAAAATTTATGACAAATACTACGAAATTAACTAGCTTACAAATCATTGATGATAATCCTAGCAATCCTACAAGCACATTTCAAGTCGCTCATTATACTACAGCACAAATTGCAGCAGGTGTAGCTTTACAAGTAGAAGGTAACAAAGTATTTGATACTGATTTAGGAGTTGAGCAGATATATGCAAATGGGACTTGGCAAACTATTTCCACAGCAGCTGCTCCTACTGGAGAAGTAATAGCTCAAAGTTTAGCTACTGATCCCGTTGCTGGAGTGGATGGAGAGATCTGGTTAAATACTACTGAAAATGCTATAAAAAGTACCGTTGATGCCACGGTTTTGTATATGAATCCTAAGCCTAGAGTATTAAAACAAGGGCAAATTGTAGCTAATACGGCGATTGGTGGAGCTATTTTTTCTTTACTCCCAAGCGGAACTTTCAGTGTTTCACAGGATTTCTTATTCACAAATTCAACTAATACTTCAGTTGATTTTGTAGGTAGCAGTGATTCCGAATCTTTAGTATCAGTGACTATTAACTATAATATTGATACTACTGTAGATGAGGTAGTTTCTTTTATTCTATTTATTGATGGTGCAGAGATTCTTAGTACTCGAAACAATCAAACAGTAATTAATACTGCTCCTAATACTTTAGTTCAAAGTGTAAACATAACAACTATTCATACGCTATTACCAAATCATAAAGTAGAAATATATGCTACAACACTTTCTGGTGCTAATGTAATCTTAGCAAGCACAGATTATAGTGTGAGCGTAATTGGAGTATAAAAATGAATCCAGCAGTAGAAAATTTTTATCAACAAATGCCATCGAATCAAGGGTATCAGGAGGAGCAAGAAGATATGGCTTATCCTCAAGAGCCTGCTTATCAACCTGAGCAAAACTATCAACAGCAGATGGCGACGCCTCCTCCTGCTCCATATAACCCTTTTGATGTAGGAATTAACAGAGCTATAGAATCTGCTCGTGATTCTTTAGGCGTGACTGAAAAGCAACAAGATAAGGCTCTGAGGCGATCAATGTTAAGCTTCGCTTCAGATATATCTGAACGACCAAAAGAAAAAGGTTTTTTCAATAATTTTGGAGCTATTGCTAGATCAACTATTCCTGCTTTAAAGGAATATGATAATGCTGAAAGTGGATATGAAACGGATAATAATGCTTTAGCTAATCAAATATTAGGATATCAGCATCAGCAACAACAAGATGCTAACAATATGGAAGCTAGAAATTGGCAGCGTGATATGAGTGAAAGGCAGTTTGCAAGCCAAGAAAATCAGCGTGATTTATCAAATGACTTTAGAGAACGTGCTTTTGAGCAACATAATTTACCACCTGAGGCTAAAAAAGAAGAAATGCCATTAAGTCAGATAATACAATTATCCGAACAGCTTATAAAAAAATCTGGTAATAAGTCGCGAGTTGGTAGAGGAGCAAATTTGCTGAATAAATTTTTACCAGGCGGTAATATGCAATTGTCAGAGGATCAAGCATCTCTACATACTTTAGGAGAAATGCTAAGAGGGAAATTATACTCTGTATTGAATTATAGAAGTACTGGAGAATTCGAACATATACCAACGATATCTCCTAATAATTCTCCAGAAGCTAACATGGCAATTCTTAAGCAGTTAAAATCTTTATTTCCATCTGAAGCATTAATGGATGGTAATTCAGAGTTAGCAGATATTAACACTGAGTACAGAGGAGATGTAGATACTCCGCCTATACCACCGCAAGCAGCATTTGATCACAGTTATTTTAAACCAATAGGGTAAATTATGGATGATGTGGAAGTTATATCTCCTGACGGTGTACGTGGAACAGTTCCATCAAACATGCTAATGTCTGCTGCGGGAGCGGGTTATAAAGAAATTAATTTAGCTAAGGAGGATGATTCAGTAGAAATATACTCTCCTCAAGGTGTAAAAGGTCTAATTCCAAGAAATATGTTATCTTCTGCTTTAGAGTCGAAGTATACACTAGAGCAACCAGGTGAGTCTTACCTAACAACTGTTATAAAATCAGCTTTGAAGGGGCCAACTTCTATTGCTGATATTCCAAAAATGGTAGGAAGTGGGTTAGAATTTCTAAGTAATACGAGTGCTAACAAAGAGCCGTATCCTATGGGTACATACGGAGTAGGAATAAGACCAGATATAGAAGGTCCGCAAACAAATTACGCTAGTTATATACCAGATTCTGGTGATGCTCGTAATTTAATAAAAACCACAACGGGATTGAATCTTGAACCCAATCCTACAGATTCAACAGGAAGGATATTATCTAATGCAGCTGAATTTGCTGGTTCGATGACTCCTTGGGGATTTTTCAATAAAGCTTCTAAGTTAAAAAATGCAGTAAAGATGGGAGCTAGTGGCGCTCTAATGGGAACAACTAGTGGAGTATTAAAAGAAGAGGGTGTTAATCCATTGCTCGCTGACGTCGGAACAAGTTTATTTCTCCCAGCTGCTAACGCAACAAGGCAAAGTCTTTTTAGTAAGTTTTCAAAGGCTGGTAGAGAGAAAAGATTAAATGACCAGGTGTCAAAAGCTTTGCGTGAGCAAGTTGGTGAGGAAAATTTACCTTCTGTTATGGAAAATATTGATCAATATCAGCAAACTAAATCTCCGATAGATCTATCGCTTACTACTGCAGAAATAGCTCAAGATCCAGGATTAAGTAAGTTATACCGTACTCAAAGCAACTCTCCTGCTTTAACTAACCGAAATATAGAAAATACTGAAAAGCTTTCAAATGCTTTAGAGTCAATAGGTACTACTGGTTTACCAGAGAGCGTAAAAGGAGAAGCTATAAGAAATCCTTTTGTAGATGCGTATAATAAGAATATTAAATTAAGATCAGAGGTAACAAAGCCCTTATATAACGAGTTAGAAGCTCTGCAATCTGGAATAATCCCTGAAAATGCAAAAAGATTATTAGATAAGGAAATAGGAGTAGCAAGTCCTGGTAATATATCTGCCTTAGAAAGGTACAGAAAGCATTTAGGAGATGATGTAACTGCTCCTAAACCAATTCAGCTTGAAAATACTATACAAGAATTAGGAGATAAATCTAATGCTTTTGCTAGAACTGGAGAAGCAAATAAGGCACGTAAATTCCGTCAAATTAAAGAAGCATATGAAAAAGATTTAGCTACCAATCCTATAGGATTACAGCATAGACAAGAGTATAAAAGATTATCTGAACCACTAAATGAGATAGATAATTCTTCATTATTAAGTAATTTTGTAAAACAGAATAAAGATGTCAATAAAATGGCAGGCTTTGTAGTTCCTTCTGAGAAGATACCGACTGCAATACTGAATGCAGATCTTGCTAATACAAAGTTATTAATGAAAAAAACACAAGGCAATAAAGAAACTTTAGACTTAGTCAAGGGTACTTATATTGATAAATTATTAGAAACAGCTAAGTTAAAATCTGGCAATTTTTCTTATAATAAAGCTGAAAATTTCTTGAATAATAAATACACTAAGGAAAAAATAAAAATTGTTTTTAATAAACAAGAACAAGCTAAATTAAATCAATTCTTAGACGTTCTAAAAAAACGAAATAAACTTGAGAATATGGGCAAAATGTCTGGTTCTGATACTCATCAAAAACTCAAAGTCGAGCAAGATTTCAGTAATGCATTATCAGGATTAGGTAAAATATCACAACACGCGGCTATCCAGGCTAGCGGAACTGGTATTTTGGGTACTTTAGGACTTGATGCTTTAAAGAATAGATTAAAGGCAGATAAATACAGTAGATATAATAATGTACTGGAGGGGGCTTTAGTAGATCCATCTCAATTCAAAGGATTGATGAGCGGAAATCACCAAGTAAAAGGATTTAGTGATTTTTATAATCCAGTTCCTGCATTAGCTACAACTGGAATTAATTATATGAAAGAAAGGGAGTAGAGAGCTAGAATGAACTATTCTACATTAACTGAACAAATAAGTGATTATTGCAATAGAAATGATGATCTATTTAAAAGGCAAGTTCCTGATTTTATAGAGCAGGCTGTAAATCGTATTTATACAGAAGCTAAAAATATTGGTTTTGAAGTTATTGAAGAAAAGGATTTAGGTGTAAATATTAATTTAATAGAGAAAGCTCCTAATTGGAGAGTAACTATTAGTTTAGAGATTTACACTCCAGATCAAACTTTTTCTAAATTTTTATTACCACGTAGTTATGAATTTTGTAAAAGTTATTGGCCAAATCAAACTTTAGTAGATGAGCCATCTTTTTACGCTGATTACAATAATTATAGTGATTATTTCATCGCTCCTACACCTAATAGAGATTATAAATATAGATTGATTTATTCTGGTCTGCCTTTATTCAATGAAAGTAATCAACAGAATTTTCTAACACAAAGATACCCTGCTCTATTATTTTATGCTTGTATGGTAGAGGCTATGTTCTTTGTAAAAGATGATGTGAGAATTAAAGATTTTCAGCAATTATATCAACAGAATCTAGCTGTCATTAATACTGATAGTAGTGAAAGATATACTGATAGAACTCTACAAAGAGATAAGGAATAAAGAGGCATTATGGCAGAATATTTACAGGAACTGACATATAAGCCAGGTATTAATAGAGATAATACCACTTTTCAATCTGACTATTGTAATGATGGACAATGGATAAGGTTTAATCAAGGCAGAATAAAAAAAATAGGTGGGGTAAAAAGTCCTAAAGCTTTAGAGCCTAATGAACAGGTTACCTCTTTGTATACGGAGTCTGCTACAAAAGATAATCATCAAAGAGTTTATATTTGTGGCGAAAAAATAATAAGAGTTGTTTTACCCGATGATTTTAATACTGTTTTTTCAGAAGCAACTTTTAATATTGCAAATTTACCTGAAAATTTACTATGGCAAACTTTATCAATAGTCGATGATAGTCAACGTAAACTATTATTAGTAGCTACTAATAATAGTAAGGATATTTCTCAGGATACTAAATGCAAAATATTTACTACTTTATTAAGTGATGATAGCGCTTTAATTACAGAATTATCTCCCATTGATATTAATAATAATATCAGTGGAGGTGCTTTTTATTTCCAGCCATTTCTTTTTTTATATGGAGAAAATGGTTTAATTCAATACAGCGTTGCTGGTAACCCCTTAGATTTTTCAAAAAAAGATAATACATTTAATTTACCTGGTAGTGAAAAAGTTATTTATTGTAATAGTATCCGCGGCGGATCAAATACATTTTCATTATTATTTTGGACTCTTTCTAAAGTAATAAGAGTAAGTAATGTTTCAGAGAATGTTGATACACCAGATTTTCAAATAAATGTAGTATCTAATAATTCTAGTATTTTATCTTCACGTTCTGTAGTTGAATTTGACGGGTTATATTTTTGGGCTGGAACGGATAAATTTTATGTTTATAACGGAGTTGTTCAAGATGTAGCCAACGATCTCAACATAAACTACTTTTTTGATAATATCGACATGAATAATAAGCAAAAGGTTTTTGCTACAATTGACCATAGATATAATGAGATATGGTGGTTCTATCCAGAAAAGGGGCAGGATGAAAATAATGTTCAAAACACTCGAGCTTTGATTTATAATAAGAAAGAAAATACTTGGTACGATACAGAGATTAGAAGAGAAGCAGGAATATACTCCCCTACTTTAGGTACTTTTTTAGCTTATGGTGAGCCATTTAGTAATATTGATAAATTTTTATGGAAGCATGAAGTTGGTTTTGATGAAGAAGTAGTCAATGGTGATCTCTTTGAATCTATTGTTAGTTCTTTTACAACTCCAGTTCTATCAGTGACTATTTCTGACCAAAAGGATTCAAATAAAGGTGTAGATAGATTTTTAGAAATAAGAAGGATAGAACCTGATTTTAGAATGAGAAGTGCTGAATTAAAAGATCAAGCTGCTGTTAGTATTAATACTCGCAGATATGCACAAAGTATTAAAGATGTATCTGATGAGATTTTCTTTGTTAAAGATACAGAAAAAATCGATGTTTGGGCGCAAGGTCGCTTACTATCTCTAACCTTTACATTTGGTAATGAGTTTGAAGTAGGAACTGTTTTATTAACGCTAAGTATTGGGGATGGAAACTAATGATAATATGGCCTGAATATATTTCAATGAAAGATTGGTCCGCTCGTTTAATTGAGGATTATCCTGATGAATATTTACCAATACTGGAAAATGAGGATGATTGGCAAAAATGGGCTATTCAAGTAGCTGGAACTGGAGTTTTTCAAGAACAGGATATACCTACGCCTTTTTCAACAGAAGAAGACACAACAAAAATACCCTTTAATAGTTGGCAAGAATGGGCGAAAAAGGTGTATAATATAATGATTGATTCGTAATAAATCTAATAATAAAAAGAGATAAAGATATGCAAAATTCTAATTACTATAATGGCACTCCAGCAGAGTATTATAATGCTCCTATGTACGATATAAACGAGCAATATGATGATGAACAAGGAGGAATGGATGAATACATGAATTATCCTGAAGATGATAGGAGAGGGGCGCAAATGCCTCAAATGCCACAACAAGGTGGTTCTCAAGTAAGAGCTATGGAATCAAATTATTTAAATCCTGAAGAGCAAGAATTTTCACAGAATTATGCAAAAGGGGGAAAGGTTAGAAAGACAAGTGCTGATATTCGAGGAATGGGAGAATATTTACGTCAACAAGGAAATAATGGAGATACTATACTCGCTCATATAAACCCTTTAGAAGCTAATGTTCTTAAGCAGATGGGTGGAAGTGGAGATATAAATCCTAATACAGGGTTACCGCAATTTGGATTTATAAAAATACCTGGATTTATCAAAAACCCAACTAAAGCTACAAAGGCATTTTTTCATAGTGGAGGGTTAGGAAATCTCCTTATGTATGGTCCCATAGGAGCTGCTGGTATTTCTATGCTGCCTCGCAAACAAAGAAAATGGATAACCTCTGGTACAAATAAATACATGTTGCCACTTGCTGGTGCAATGATAGGCGGTCCATTATTGGGTCCTGGTATTGGAGGAGTGATAGGTGGATCTTTAGGAGGGCTTGCGGGAGCAGCTATTGGTAAAAAGAAGTTAGGAGAAGGTGCTATGAGGGGTGGAGCGTTAGGAGCTATGCTTCCAAGCGCTGCTTCTTTAGCAGGGAGTGGTGCAACTGCGCTTGGTGCTGAAGGCTTAGGAGCAAGTTTGAGCGAATATGGAGCACAAAATGCATTATTACCATCTTTAGGACTTGGAGAATCTGCTGCATCTTCTGGTCTTTCTGCAAGTGAAACTTCTATGCCTTGGCTAAATGGAAGTAGTGCAGGAGTGCCTACTGTGACTCTTCCTCCTGGGGCTTCTAATATGAGTACTTATTACCCAGCTGGAACACAAGCAATAGCGGGTCAAGGAGTCCAGAGTGCAGCAGGTCAAGGAGCTGCTAAAGCGGCTGCTAATAAAGGATTTTTCGCAACACTTGGTGATAATACTGCAAAGTTTTTTACTAAGCCTAAAAATATAGTAGCGGGAGTGACTGCAGCTGCTTCGATGTTAAATAGACCAAAGCCTGTGAGAGAGAAAACTCCTGAAGAAAAAGCGGATGAACAAAAACGTTTAGAGATGAGTTTATTATTAACTCCTGAAGAAAGAGCTAAACGAGAAGCTGCTTTGCTTGCTGAAGCACAAATGATGGAAAGAATAGAGGATGAAAAATTCTTGCCTCATAAGAGATTTAATATAGCTCCACGTTTTGTTAAAACAAATACTCCTGAGGAGTACGGAAAGAGTAGAAAGTGGCTCAGTTTTTATGATAATCCTGATTTTACTGGTGATCCCGTCCCTCTAAAAGAAGGTGGAAGTGTTGAAATTGAGTTCTCAGCAAGTCCAGAATCTTTTCATGGTATGCATGAACAAGGAATTATGAGTGCTCTAGGTGGTTTAGGTGGTTTAGGTGGTTTAGGTGGTTTAGGTGGTTTAGGTGGTTTAGGTTCATATATACAAGGAAATACTAAGGGTCAGGATGACAAAGTGTCCGCTGAATTATCAGATGGAGAGTATGTTATACCAGCTGATGTAGTTGCCCACATGGGAGATGGAAATAATGCTGCTGGAGCTAAAGAATATGATAATATGGTAATGGATGTGAGAAAGACCAAGGGAGCTAAAAATAAATTACCTCCAAAGGCTAAATCTTATAAAAAATATTTGAGGTAAAGTTATGCCACTATTCGGTAGAAGTAAAAAACCTAGAGGTTCGATGATAGGAGATTTTGCTTTCATGATGAGTAATGAAAGACGAAAAGCTAATAATGAATCTCATTTTAATCATGAACAACTTCGTGAGTTAAAAAGAAGAGATAGAGCTGCTCCTAATGAACAGATTGGACTATCTTTTGATACATCCTCTCCATTATTTAATCCCTCATCTGCTGTTAGTCCAGTATCTCCATCTGTCAATCCCTTATCTCCATCTGCTAGTTCTACTAATAGATCTCTTAAAGGTCATTTAGAAGACGGTTTTAAGAAATTAGCTCAAGATAGAGCCAAACTTTCTAGTTTGAATTATCCTGTTTTTAAGGGTGATTCTACAACGCCTATATCAGATCTAACGAGAAGATCTAGATCTATACAACAGCATTATGCGGGTAAACCAGCTCCTTATAGTAATAAAATAATATCTTCATTAGGCCGTAAGACTGGTTTTTCCGAAGAAGCTATAGGTAGAAATTTAGGTTCTACTAGAGATAGACAGCAAGGATATAGTTCTTCTCTAATAGGACAATTACAAAAGAGGTTTAGATCTTCTTATGACCCAAGAGTAGAGCGTATACAGCGTAAAACTCAAAATGACACAGGACGGGGCTTAAATGAATTCAAAGATCAATTAGAACAAGTGGGAGGATTAGGTAGTAATCTTGATCAAATCACAAATCATAGAAATGCTAAAGCTTTGCAAAAATTACAAGAGCAAAAACAATCTCAACGTAGATCATTAGTAAATACTCTAGGTAAGTTTGGAGATCAACAACATGCATTAGGTAATTTCCAGAATCAAGCTGATCGTAATTCTTTTGATGAAGAGGTAAGACAACCTTTTGATAAAGCTGATAGATTAGAAAGAGTTTTAACTCATACAAATAAACAAATGGATAATATGCATCCCGACATGGGATCTGCTTTTGCTAAGCAGTTAGAACAAACTCTATCTGCGCATAACTCCTCTACGCAATATCCAGGCTCTCTTATGGAAGGAAGTAATCTTGAACTAGACGATTCTTATAAATTACTTGGTCATACTAGTCCTAAGTTTAGAGATGAATTTTACCCACAAAGAAAAGAATTGATTGGAAAATTAAATAGTCAGCAAAATCAAGATTCTAGTATCAGTGATCAAGTACTAGAGACAGTTCCTAGTGCTATAAGTGGACAAGTTGATCAACTTGAATACGCAGGAAAAAAACGTCTTAAAAGTGATTTAGGCGAGATTGGAGCTAAATATTTGAAATTAGGACAGTTTAATTCTCCTCAACATATGAAAGCATCTGAAAAAAGAACAAGAGAATTAAATCAATCTATTCTTGATCAAAGAAATAAATTAACTGAAGGGTCTCTAAAATCTGGATTACAAACTAGACATCAAGCAGATAATAGAGATATCAAGCAACTTGGTCTATTAGGAGATTTGGGGGAAAAAGAATTTAATAATACTTTACAAGAAGTTACTGATTTAAATAAACTAGGATCTACTGAATGGCAGAATCAACAAATTGAAAATGAGAAATCTTACAAAGACTATCAAAGAGAGTTGCTATGGCAATGGCCTCATATGAAACAACAGGCTTTCCAACATGATGGGGGGAATGCTCTTAGCGGAGCTTTCCGTGGTATGAAAGGTAGAGATATAGGATTAGATAATTTGTCTAATATAGATACTAGTTATGGAGAGTCTAAAGAACCTAATGATGAACTGACAACTAGAAGATCTAGTTATCCTGGAGAGATTAATTCTTTAGAGTCATTTAAAACAGAACGTCAAGGTGTTATAGATAAACGCACACAAGCAGCTTTGGAAGAAAAAGAGCGTAAACAAAAAGAGTTAGAAGAGCAACAGCGTCGTAGAGATGCGCAAGCAGCTCAACAGCAGAAGGATGCTCAAACAGCGCAAGCAGCTCAACAGCAGAAGGATGCTCAAACAGCGCAAGCAGCTCAACAGCAGAAGGATGCTCAAACAGCGCAAG